TATTAGCACCCTCTACCAGTTTTAAAACTTCCTGCAGTATTCCAGTAAAGCCTTGTTTAACTGTGGTAGTCACTGGCTCAATTTTAGCGCCCAGAGTGCTCAGAGTCTCCTCATACTCTGCCTGAGCTTTATTAGCGTCTATGATGTCAGCATTATTTTTCTTATATGCCTCACCTGTTTTACCTAAGAGCTTATCTGTTATCTCTAACATATAAGCCTGCTTTTCCTCAGTGGTCTTACACTTTTCTAAGCCCTCATTAAACTTATCTACACTGTAACCACAGCCCTCTAACATCTGAGTATAGCCGCCTGTAGCCTCACCTAGTTTTAAAGTTTCATTAGCTGACTCATAAAACATCTCTGGCTGTAGAGCGTCTCCAAATTTACCAACCACGCCTGCAGCGTAACCACTCCACTTAGCTACATCTTTCTCAGAGTCTGCTAATAAAGATATCTGCTGAGCTGCCTCTACACTTTGGTCAGTTTCACCGATAATACTATATAACTCAGAGTATGCTTTTTTAGCTGTATCGGCACTCTTACCATTAGACGTATAAGCAGCGTCTAGCTTACCCATTTCTGTCCTGTACTCTCTAGTCTCCTCTGCTAAGTTGAGCATATTACTAGCAGCGTCTTTTAAGCTACCTACTAAGTTAGTAAGCACATTACCAGCAAAAGTAGCTATAGCACCTTTAAAAGTAGTAAAACCGTCTCCAGCGTCCTCAGCCTCACTACCGATATCACTTAAGACCTCAGCCACGTCTTTACCTGTTTTCTGAGCTATCTTTTCAGCCTCAGCTACCTCTGAGAGAGTGGACTCGTATTTACTAATCTGGCGCTCAGTATTACTTATAGCTGCCTTTTGATTGTTAATACTTACTTTCAGTCTGTCAGCTGCAGCACTGCCCTCACCCTGTTCTTTTACTACTGCCTCATACTGCTGCTCTAAGTTAGCCAGTATGCTCTTTTGACTTTTGAGGTTAGAGCCTAACTGTTTTAATTTAGCGCTGATACCGTCTGTAGACTGAGCCCAGTTATCCATACCAGCGCTAGCAGCTTTAAACTCACTGTTAGCTATACTGATCTGACGCTTAGCCTGCTGCATAGCAGTTTTAAGCTCTGATATATCAACTTTAAATTTAGTAGTGGTTTCATTGTTAGCCATAATCTCACCTCACTTTTAAAACCAGTCATCTCCAGCCCTTTTACGTATCACGCCAGAGCTATTATTTTTATTGTCACTACGGCTATTAAAATCAATTAAGCCGCTTATTAAGTCCATTACGTCCTCTGCTGGATAGTCTAGTAACTTAATAGGATCTAAGCCCGTATAAGTCTCACATAGACTTTTATTTATCTCAAAGAACATCTGCGACAGCGTTAAATTTACACTGCCGCCACTGAGTTTTTTGAGTTATCACCTTTATTTTTAAGACCGTTGATTTTATTCAGAGCCCATTTATAAATCTCTACTGCTACGTCTCCCAGTTCCATAACGTCAATACATTCCAGCTCAGTATCAGTAATTTTAAAAGTAGCTTTAAGAATTTTATCCAGCTTATCTACGTTAGCAATAACAAAGTTAACCAGCTGTACCTCATTCTCTATATCTACTGACTCTAAAGACTGAGCTACATAAGTAATTACTCTGTAAGGTACTCTGAGCTTGTCAGCCTCTACTGTCTTAGCCACTTCTACTAAACTGTCATCTGTGTAAATATTTAAAACTAATTTCATAGTGTTATATGCCTCCTAAAAATATAGGGCAGTACTATGACTGCCCTTTTGTTAATTAACTTAAGCTGCTGCGATAGTGTCAGGTGTCTGTACTTCTGCAAAAAACTCAGTTTCGTCTTTAGCATTTACCCCAGTGTCTATATTTACTGCCTTAGCTGTTTTCTTTTTACCGTCAACAGTAAATTTATGAGTAGTGTTAATGCCTGTGTAAATAACTTCCTGACCATTAGCCTCAGAACCATCATCTTTAGTAGCGTGAGTAGAGTCAGGGATATTAAATTTACCTTTAAGTCTCCATACAAATACCTCAGTACCGTCAGTTTTTTCAGTGATATAACCAATAGCATAGTATTTACTCTCTGGCTCACCCTCTACGAGCATACCCAGAGTCTCATCATAGTACTGACCTGTGATTTTAGCTAAAACATCAAAAGGAATAGCGCTGGTATTAATACCAACCTCATCTGCTCCTACAGAGTCAATTATTACAGCTGGTACATTGTCGTAAAAATGCGACTCAGAGGCGCTCTCAGTATGTCTACTTAACTCAGACGTTCCTGCCACTGGGAATGGTGTACCGCACTCAAATTTATCAAGAGTGTCAGTAATAACCTCAGCAGCTACTAAACCTCTAATGCCTCTATATTCCTGAATATCTGGCATATTAATTTACCTCCTATAAGTTTTGTTATCTAAACTTTAACTTTAAAAATTTTTAGTCTACATTAAAACTACACGCTAAGCTATGGTAGTTCTCAGCTATAATAGGCTCAATAGTAGACCTGTTATAAGAAATAACTCCAGTAGTATCAATAGAAATTCTGGTAATAATCTGCCCTACTGCTCCTACTGCAATGATAATTTTTTTAGACGGTCTATAGCCAGCTGGCAAAGTAGCAACATCTGTATTACTTGCCGTCACGCCTTTAAATACACCGCTAATAAACACCTCTTTACCTACACGCCTATATCTAGGTTTCTGATCCTCACTATAAGCTGTAATACCATTGTTAAGCGGTAAGACAATCCAGCCACTATCAACTAAGTCAACTTTATTCCAGTCTCCCCATGAGCTCTGGTAATATGCCTGATAATAGTATGACGGATTAATTTTATTGCATGGCATATAGTAAATTACTTTCTGCCCATCAGCACCACCAGCTACCACCTTAACCATACCTGTAGAATTACCTACACCGTCAGGCTTGTTTAAAATGCTAGCACATACAGTAGCGTCAGGTATTAAATACTCACCTACTGCCAACTCATGTAAATCAGCACCCTCTGCAAGAGTACTTACTGCTGCAGCTGTCTGTAGAGCTAAAATAGCTGCCTCAGCTGCGTCCATTCTTTCATAAATTGTAGCCATTTTTACCTCTTATTGTTTCTGTCTGTAGAGTAATGTGATACCTCTACCTGTGTGGGTAGGCTCATCACTCATTACAGAGTAGCCTGCTCCACTAACTACAAAGCCTTTAGCTTTTAAAGCTGTCTTAGCCTCCAGTAACATAGTATTTACTAGCACTGGATCTACGCTATAAAAGTTAAGGCTATACTGCCATATAATAGCGCTCTCTATATTACTATAAAAACCGCTACCATCTGCTGAGTCATTCCAGTAAGTAAAAAAGCTGTCAGGGTAAAACTCATCTGGAGCATAACTGCCCTGCAGTTTACAGGAATAACCCAGAGACTCTATTACACTTATAAGTAAATCCTCCATTTAACCCTCCATAGTCCTTTTAATTACTTTATCTAGTGCCTCAGCCTGTATTTTCTTTATTTCTCTTTTAGTTTTAGAGCCATAAATAGTATCTTTTAAACCTGCTACAGGACTCATTTTAGGAGTACCGTACATAAGGAATATGCTAGCCATACCAGACTCTTTAAAGTCAAACCCTACTTTAATTTCTCCTGTCATACCTTGCCAGCTTACACTCATGTCAGTATCTATAGACCTTTTAGTAGTACCTGTGGAGTATCTGCCGCCTGCAGGTAAGTTAGCATTAGCCACATTAGCGTTAATAAGTGGGTTAACGTACTCTTTAGAGGCTTTTAATGCTGCCTCTACTCCACGTTTCATAGTGGCAGTACCGCCCAGCTTATCTAATTTCTCCATGTACTCCTCAAATCCTTTTACTTCAAGTCCTATTCTATTACGTGCCACCTCTGACACTCCTAACCTTAAACTTTAAAAACTGATTTCTCTGCTCAATATTCTCAGGAGTACCTATAACCTCATACACTTTATTACCTAGCTTAATACGGCTAGCCGTTGTAATGTCAGGTCTATACCACGTCTCTATATTAGCTGTATCAATTACAGTTAATACTCCATTAACTGTGGTTTCAGTACCTCCATAAGTTTTAAAGCTGCAGTAAATCAGATCACCGCTGTCAGGGTAAATTTTTTTATCTACCCCTTTAACGGTTTCAGTCTTTATCACGTTTAAAAGTTCTACAGGTGTACTAA